ACTGTGTCTGCAGAGATTGTTCCACTCTTTACCACTACACCTGCTGAACCAGTTTTAACACCAGCCAAAGCAAACAATGCTTCACCATTAGAGATGGAAGCGGTTGTTGCTGAGTTGCTAATTACTGCTAAATCTGATGATGTTGCTGATAGTGTTCCTGCTCCTACAACTACACCAGCAGCATCGTATGCTACGGCAGAGATTGCATCTGCATTAGAACCTACAGCAATTGTTGGCTTCTTTACAGTTGTAACAACCTTAGCGACATCGCCATAAAATGTTACTTTTTCTGTTGCCAAGATTACGCCAGATGCTGAAGTAAGTGTAATTGCTCCTACTCCAGATGTACCGTCAGAAAATACACCAATGTAACTTCCTGCTGGGATAACCAATGATCTACCAAGAGCAGTGATTGTTGCATGGTTTGTGCCATGTCCTAACATACCTGCACCTGAAATAGTTGCTGTAATTGATTCTGAAGCAGAACCATTAGCAGCATTCTTTTGAGTTAATACAATAACTGCTGCTGCATCAGAGGATACGGCTTTTGAAGCAAATACTGTTGCATCTGCTGTTGCTGTAATTGTTTCACCAGCATTTAGAATAGATGTTGTATAAGCAGTTGATGCCTTAAGATCTGGAGCGGTAACGGTAACTGTCCATGTAAGGGCAGCAGATGTAACTGAACCAGATGCGCTAGTTAATGTAGGAATAAATCTAACTACATATGTTCCAGCAACACTAGGCACATAAAATGATGATGTTAACTTTGCAGTTACATAACCAGTTGTGTTGGTTGCTGGTGAAATTGATGCTGTTTTTGTATCTGATGACAACGCTACGGTTGCACTAGATGTTTCTGTAACAGCAAATTGTGGAACGCTAGCAGTAGATGGGGCTGACAACACTGCAGATATAACCGAAACGGTATCTCCAATTGATGTACCCAAAAATGATACTGATACTACGGCAGTTGCAGTTTCACCAGGATTAATGGTGTCTGCTGCAGCGTCAATAGTAACAACATCAGCGTATACTGTAGCCTGTGTCGGAAGTGCCGACATTACACCCATAGTCAAGGCTGCAGCCAAGACTGTGGCTAATTTCTTAAATGAATTCATTCTTCTCCTTATTATTTATATTAAGTTTAATTTATCAAGAAAGTCCTTGACATCGCTAGGCATTTCCCGATTATCTAATTCTACCATACGTTGTTGTTTTTCTGCAAGTCGTGCTGCAGAACTCCAGGTATGTATTTCTATTTCTGTATTATTAGTCTTTGGAGTGTGTGATATTGCTGAAAATACCGCTCCGCAAACCGCATCAGCCAAGTCTTTTGATTTTTTACGAGGATGATCAACCCTATTACCTTTCATTATTTTTAATTCTGACATTTCTTCTAATAACAAAGGAATCATTGGTATAGCAACACGCTCTTCATAAATCATCATAGCCAAATCTTCATAGTGTTTTTTAGCAACAGATACTGTTTCTGTTTTAATTCCTACGGCCTGTAGTTCATTTTGAATATCAAAAGATTGCCAACGGTCAAAAGAAACCATGCCAATGTTAAAACCTTCTCTACGTAAATTAATAATCCACTGTTTTACTTCTGATAAATTTACTGGTCCTTCCGCTTTTGGTTCCCACCAAGCAACAGCATCAACAACAACAATGGGGGCTACCTGTTCATAATCTTTAATAACTTGAATATTAACCCATTTGTCAATGTGTGCAATGGCAACAGCACACTTGTCATGTTTTTGTGCAAGGTCAGCATGAATGTAGTATATTTTTTCTGGATCTGCTTTAAAGGTATCATCAAGCCTTCTAAAAGAATCTATTGGATTTCTAGTATTCATACATTTTTCTAACTTGTCTTTTTGTTTAAAGAATGCATCTGATGCATATGTAGGAACACAAGCAAAGCGCATCATGGCATCACCTAAATCTGTATAAAATGCCAATTTAAAATCATCTATTTTACGAGTAGGGTTTACCTCCCATGTTGGTCTTTTAAGTGCTAAAATTTTTGGAACTTTATACGAAATAATATCATCTTCTTCCCAACTAATTTCAAATTGATTGTTTATATCATTATGCGGTAGATCTTCATTCATAATGAAAATATGTTTCTTTTCTATTGTTTCTTTTTCTGCAATTACATCTTCATATCTTTTAGAAATAAAGTCTCCTTGATACCGTGGAAAAGAAAGCAAAACAACCTTACCAAGATCTGGAAAACGAGAATCTACAGATCCACGAAATGCTTTATAAATATTTTCTGCAGTTTTACCTTGCTCATTACCAGTTCCAACCTCTGTAGCAAAACCAGAAATTTCATCAAGAACTGCAAGCAATAAATTTAATCCTTCATGTGACTCTCTTTCAGAATGACCAGAATAAACTGTGATTGATTTGTCAAACTCTATAGAATCTGCCTTAGCATTATACTTCCCAGCAAACCACGGAGACTTTTCAATTTTAGTTTTAAAACCTTTAAAGAAAACGTTTTTTGCTTGTTGTGCGTTAATAGCAACGTTAATTAAATCTATCGCATCTCCAGTTGGTTTTCCAAAATATTTTGCTGGATCTTTAAGGCACAGTAGTTTGTAAACAATATAGGCACAGGCAACGGTAGAAGTAAAATCTTTACCAGACCCCTTTCCTAATTGTAAAATAATTTCATTTTTAGTATACTTATCATAATATCTTGCACCCTCTACAGATCCATAAAGTTCTTGTAAATCTTCTCTTTTGTATATTTGGCTCATTGCCTCTGCAATGTCATATTGAATTGAAGATAATGGTGGTTGCCCTAAATAGTCAGAAGACTCTACAAAGGTTTTGACGTCTACTGGCTTTTCTTCAAATTGATTTTCTTTTAATATCTCAAGAAAGTCATTGAACATTGTGGACAACTGTAATCACTTCCCCTTCTTTAGCAATTTCAGATAGGCGCTGCATTATTAAATCACGAACCTCTGGATGGCTTGAGGCAATGTCTCTTAGTATTCCAACTAAAACTTCTTGCCTTCTTTCAATTTGAATCATTTCTTCTGCAAGTTCTTTGTTTTCTAATAATCCAGCCTTTTGTAGCATTTCAATTCTAGATTTTTCAATATCCATAACTAATTTAATTGCCTGGGTTTTTGCACTAAGATTGTTTGTCATTGATGCTTCATCAATAACCTCGTAAGACTTTGTAATTAATTTACTATAATGTGCGTCTGCTCCAGCAAGTGCTTCTTTTGCACGTGCACGAATAGCATCATTAGCAGATGCCATAACCTTCCACTCATTAATTAATGCAACAACACGAGTACGTGGTATGTCTAATTCTTTAGAAATTTTTGTAGGGTCTTGTCCTTTAAGATATTCTGCAACAACCTTATTTACTTCGTCAAGGTGATCAATTAATTCTTTTTCAGTTGACATTTTTTTCCTTTGCAACTTTTAATAATATTAAGTAACCAATTAAATCATCTATGTCGTTGTCTCCAACATAATCTGTACCCTTCATTAATCTACTTAATTTGTCGTCTATTCTTACATGCAATTGTTCTATTGGATTTGCCTTGCTAAAAATTCTAACTGGATCTAATGCTGAATCACCATATGCTATATTTTTTTCAATAAGCATTTGTGCAATTGCTACGCAATTTGCTAAAATTTTAGTGCCAGATGGTGCGGATAGTGCATGCAAATATAGATCTTCATAATGAAAATTATCAACATCTTTATAGACTGGGACTGGCCTCATCTTTTTGATTTCCTTAATCCAAATTTAGCAAGGTATACATAAATAGTTTCAACACTAGTTCCACATTCCTTAGCAATATCCTGTGGAGACTTTTTGTCCATAACAAATCTTTTACGGAGCCAAGCCTCGCTTGTATATAGTTTAGCAGTCATAGTATTATTTGTCAACTTTTTTCATTAATATTATAATTAAACCTATCGGAGTCTTCTAAAGTCCATTTATCTTGATTTTCTACGTCCCATTTTCTTTCATTAATTATCCTATCAATAACAAAATCTTTCTTTAGAGTAAATGATGGTTCATAAATACGAACCCTATTATTTGGCTGTATAGCAAAATTACCATCATCTCTTTGTATAACATGACCACATTTATGTTCCGCTGGATTTTCTGAATAGCCATCATCTAAAACATTGGTGTCTGGATTATGCCAGTCAAGGGTAAACAAATATGTTCCTTTGTGATGAGTCTTTGTTCTGTCAATATAAGACATTCTTAAATTTGTTAGATTCTCAAATTTTGTTACGGATATATGATGACTAAAAGAGTTCCACAAAACTAAGTTATGAATATCTTGTTCTGGAACTCCAGGCTTTGTACAAAATGCACTAATTGGCATTCTCCACCATAGGCCACCATCTTCCATCATTATATGAAACAAAGGACTTCTACTTTTTATACTTGCTACTCCAAAAACAACACATGGAAAGTATTTATCATGACTATCTTTTTGATTTCTTAAATAGTTTCCACGAACATAACACTCAATTGGTGGTATGTTTGCATTTAATTCTGGCATTTTATTTTATTTCTCTAATAACCTTAATTATTTCTTTATGATTTAAATATTGTCTAAATTTTTCTTCAAGCGTTACTGAATTAATTGTTATTTCTGCATCATTTTTTATATTTGGTGATAAAAACTCATATTCTTTTAATATTGCATCGTTATCAAATAAATTAAGGCCTGCCATAACAACAATAAAATTTGATGAAGAAAACATACTATAGTCAGAATTTTCTTTAAAATCTTCTCTTATTGGAAGTTTTGTTTTCCATTTTTTTAAATTATATTTTAAAGATTCTGGAATTTCTACAGTTAAAATATTTTTCCAAAAATCAGTATCATCTCTTTTTGTTAAATAGTGCAGCACAACAAAGTCTCTAATATTTTCTGTAATTTTTTCAAATGATTGATTATAATTTTTTATAACTTTTTCGTCATAATTTTGAAGTTTATGCATTAATAAAAAACTTTGTTGAATTGTTAATCCAATTGAGGTTGCCTCTAGAGGTTCAAAAAAACAACCACTTAAGCCCATTGCAACACAGTTTTTACTCCAGACAGTTTCTAGTGCGCCTGGATCAAATTTAAAAGTTTTTCCAATTTCTATTTCGTGTCCAAGTTCTTTTTCTATTTCTAACTTTGCTTCATCAGCAGTTATAAAGTTATCATCATATATATATCCATTTCCATGACGACCCCAAGTTGGTATTTTAAATCTCCAGCCTGCATTCATTGCTTTTGCTAATGTCCAAAAATTATAATTGTCTTCGTCTCCTGTTGGAAATGTAATGGCAGAGTTTAATTTTAAATATTTGCTAAAAGATTTCCATTTTACATTTAACTTATTCATTAAAATTCTTTTAAATCCTGTTGCGTCTATATAAAAATCACTTTTATATTTTGATTTTTCTCCAATAATAAAATCAATAAAGCCATTTTCATCTAATTCAATTTGTTCAATGTCATCATCAAAAACTTTAATACCCCTTTCAATTGCTTTTCTTTTTAAAAAATCATTTAACTTAAAAGTATTAAAATGATATTGATTTACTTCTCGTGCATTGTCTATGTTTATTAATCTAGCAGGAACTATATTTTGTAAAATACTATCTTGATAAAGATACTTTGAGTTTTCAGATATTTGTTTTGCATATACATGTGAATATTGACCAACTGTTTTGTTAAATGGAAAAGTAACACTATGCATATATTTTTCATTTTTTATCCAATCATCAAACATAACACCTATTTTAAATGTTGCATCACATTCTTTAATAATGTCACTATCAGAAATTCCCACAAAACTCATAAAATCTCTAAAATGCTCTGTTGATCCTTCACCAACACCAACAATTCCAACATTTGAAGAATAAACTAAATTAATTTCTAAATTCATGCGTTCTTTTAAAATAAGTGCAGAAATTAAACCAGCAGTTCCTCCCCCAACAACAGTTAAACTTTTTACGTTTTTCATAGTTTATTCTCCTTTATTGTTTTGTTCCAATTATTAATAGCCCAGTGGCCAATGCCACAAGCATCAGCAACGTCGTTATCGTCAACAATTTTATCATACTTAATTTCAATCAGTTTAATGGTCCTTTCTTTTCTAATTTGCCTTTCATATGTTTTATACCAAGAGTCGGATTTTCCAGGGTTCTTTGATCTAATTATAACTTGTTCTTCTTTTGTTAATTTTTTATTTCCTAAATAATTCTGCCAAGTAATTGGAGCCACAGTTCCTATAATCTTTGTTCCAGTTAATCCCGCTGCTCCCAATAAGGCACCTTGAACCAAGGCTAAGTCTGCAGCAGTTTTAGGGCTGTTCATAAAAATAGTGTGTTCAATTACAATCGCTTCAAATCCACCATAATATTCAAAAAATGCTTTTGTTTTAGCACAAGCATCCATAACTTTTTCATAATTTGTTTTTCCTTCAAACTTAATTTTTCCAATATTGCCTAAAACACTATTATTAAAAATGGCAAAAGCAAGACTGTTTGTGCTGGCATCAATAGCACAAATTGTTTTTGGATTACCACTGTTGTTCATAATCAATAAATCCTTTTATTTGTTTTAACATTTTATCTACTTCTTTTTTATTTACATTGCAATTAGAACAAAATCCAGAGTCATTGTATATTGAAAGTTTTTCTCCACAACCACCAAGACAAAGTCTTTTTCTGCCTATTCTTTTTTGTCTGCGGGTTATTTGATACCTTTCGGCTATTTTTATTTTGGTGGCTTTTTCTCTACAAATATCTCCACAATAAATTTGATAACTTACTTTTGGATTAAATAAAGTTTCGCACCTTTCACAATATTTCACATTAGTTAATCCTCTTCATCTTTTAATAATACTAAAGGTTTAATCTTTATTGTTCCAGCATCTGCTTCAGCACAGGCTTTTTGAATTGGACATACTTTGCAAATTTTAGAGTTTGAGCGGTATGGAATCTGTGCTAGTTCTTTATTTTGCCAAGTCTTATAAACTTCTCTCATCCAGTCAAATGCTTGATTGGCCCAGTTACGATAATGATCATTTAAAATTACAGGTAAAGTAAGTAATTCATGATTATTCTTATTTTCATAAATCATTACACCCTTATTTATTTTCCAAACCTTCATATAAAGTAATAGTTGCATTAGATGTCCCATTTTAGGACGTCTGCTTATTTTTTTATATTGAAAACCATCATTAGGCATTGTCTTGATTTCGCCAATAAGCCTTTCACCTT